AGGAACTTGCGACCAAGTTTGCCTTCCGGCAGGCCCCGAGGTGTTAGTTCTACTCCCCGCCAGGGAGTAGTCGAACATATCCTTATTCGCCGCAGTTTGCAGCGGAATGGTTACGGCCGGGTCCGGCGCTTGCGGGGTGGATGCACTTTTGCCCATCGAGGCGACTCCATATATAACAATCAGCGGGGAATAGGGAGTAGATAAAAAGATCCCCGTTCGGACTTGCCCCGTGAAGTGTCGCCTCACGCTTAGAACCGAGTCTAACGACTAGATTCTGAGACTTGATATTCGCAGAATCTATTAGAAAGGTCAATCTTTTAAGGGTGAGTTGATGAAAGACATACCATAGACCGGCGCGGAGCAGGGGACGGGGGAAGGGCTTTGTAAGGGCAATGTTTACAAAGCAGTTAACTTTATTGCAGGTATGGAAAGTCAACGCCCCAACTAGATCCCCGCCCTGGACGTATCCGATGGCGCTGTACGAGCCTGGATAGTTATACCCCCCACCGTGGTCTTCAACCCATTTTCCAATCGCTACCGGGTTATCCCAGACTAGCATTTAGAATGAGCCCCCCTCCGTCACGAGAAGGTCGGCGCCAAGGTATTTTACTTCTGCGGTCGTAGAAGAGATTTGAAGGTAAAAGGCTTTCCAGGTAGAATAGTCATCCGGGACTGACCTCCATTCGCGGGTGATATTGAAGGAACCATTCCATACGTTTGTTCCCCAAGTCGCCGAGCCCCAGAGGGAGGCAGAGCCCGTAGAGGCCCCGGCGATAGAGTTTGTATCTATGACCTCTTCAAAATCTCGAGATATACCCATCGAGTAGGTGAAAGAGCCATTAGATTGGAATAAGGGACGAATTTCTTGGATCTTCTTTCCCCGAGAAAAGCCGAGATTTGAATACGCTTGGAGCATCGTCCCAACGATGCTATCTCCATTGTCGCTAACCCCGGTGACTTTTACCACGGTGGTATCCGTTCCGAAGTACAGATCGGATCCAATCCGCGCAAAGCACCGGGCCGACCAACCGGAGAAGATTGACCAACTCCCGGTCTGGGCGTGCATTACGTACTGATACCGGATAGAGTCCCCTGGGACGTTTACAAGAACGAAGGGAATATCCGGCGCGGCGATGATTTCCCAGCCCTCATTAGCGAAGTAGAGCTTACCGGCATCGGAAAAGATCTGGGAAATTTTCCTCGAAACGCTTTGTGTTCGATCGAGGGAAGCCACTAAAAGGGCTTTTGAAAGAGGGAAAAGGCCATTCTCGCAGAGATAAAGAAGATCCCCGCCGTATTTGAAAAATGGCTTCGGCCCTAAAGGGCGGCCGATATAGTAAACACCTCTAAAAGCCCAGGTATTGACCGAAGCCGGGTCGGTCCCGGAGAAAACTGCAATTTCCCCTTGCGAAGTACAGATTACAAGCTGGTCATCTGGCCCAGTGCCACCGTCGATAGTCCATGTACCAAGAGCGACGAGCCGACCACCGCGGCGAAAAATGGACCCTAGATTATAAGTAACCGTCGCCCCGGTAATGGAGTTCGCCGCGAGGTATTCCAGCGTCATCGAATTCCGAGAAATCAGGTAATATCTCTGCCGGTAAGTCTCGATGTAAGAATACGTCGCAGTTGAAGTCGCCCCGAAGGTCGCAATTGAGGACCAAGTAGTGCCGTCGTATTGCTTGATCGTATCTACCCCATTGCAGAGGGTTAGATAATTCGAGGCGCCGGTAGAAAGAATCGAACCAATGGTTTTCCCATCGGTAAGAGCAACCGCTGCCGCAGGAATTGCCCCGGCAGCGGTTACGTTATAAACCCCGGAATCCGTTGTCGCCCAAAGAGAATCGGTTCCAGTAGGGGAAGAATAGGCATGAAGCCGGTCGATATTTGCCCCGGAGCCGGTTACATGATCCAGAGAACCCTGCCGAAGCTCCAGTCGATCTGGATAAGGGAAAAGATTCTCCAAAACCACCGAATCCGTTTTCGCCATCGACATGATGGAGGAAACAGCATTCAACCCCCCAACAGGGGCCGGGAGTTGAATAGAAATATTCTCCCTCTTCTGCGCTTGTCCTACAAGGCTAGCGTCGAGGAACATTTATTGCGCCCAATTACCCGCAGGAACCCAAATCCCCGGGTGAACACCCTTCGGCGAACTGTCGAGGCTCAGAGTCGGAAGAGTATCCCGGCCCAGTTGTTTTGCTAGGAGACTCATGTATTCGTTGTAGTCCGCCGCCCAAGGTTCGCCTTTTTGCCTCTTCCACCGATAATCCAGGGACCGATGGACAAGAATTTCGGGGAGGAGAAAAGTATCTGTGTCTGCGGTTATTTCTGCGATCGGAGTTCCGCCCGAGTTTGCCACACCATAGGCGGATTCATAGATTACATAAAGCGAATCTAGCGCGACTGGAATGGGATAAATGTGTAGATGGTCGGCGATAGGTTTGTAGTAGTATTCCGTTCCAGAAATCTCCGCGGCTTTCATCGCGGCCCATTCTCGGTCAGTCGCTGGGCCTTTGATTTCTTGGTCTAGGGTCAGGTGCCAAAACGTCCCGGGAACTAACGAACGATAGTCCGCCCCGAGAACGGAAGTAAACGCCCCCTGATCTTGAAGCGCAATCGCACTAAAAGTCTTCTCGATCTTCTGCTGCGGCCAGCGATATTGCGATAGCTCCCGCACAACTTCGGCGAGAAGATAGCGAATCTGAATAATCCCCTTATCCGTCGAACCCACCACAGCGGAGGGGACTGGAAGGGTTTTCTTCCCTGAGAATTCTTGCACCAGGGACAAAACTGAGGCCATTTAGGACTCCTTGGGGAGTAGTTTCTTCAGACGATCGTTTTCGGCGGCGAGAGCCTGATTCGTGGTGAGAAGATCGGAGAGTTTTGTTTCAAGAGAAGCGACTCGTTCAACGAGTTTTCCCGCCCCAGAGGCTTGTTCTAGCCAGAGGACAGCTTTTTGTTTGTAAGCAATCGCCCCGGTGCCGATACCGATAACTTCATTATCCCCGGCTTTTGCTAGATCTTCAACGGAAAGAAACCCCGCTTCGATAACCGTCTTCTGCGCGGACGGGCTTAAGACCGGCCAGCCTTTAATTGGCGTCCCATTAACCGGCGCTGACTCACCCTTCTTCCAGGCTTCGTACTTCTCTTTAAAACCCGCAGCCCAGGAATCGGGAACTTTCCCCTGCCTTGCATTTTCTGCAAGATCTTTAAGCCAAACTTCGGCTTCTTTTACAACCGAATCCTTACTCCCCGGGCGAGTGATCGTCGCGAAAGGAACATCCTTTGTGACATAATGTCCCTGGGCAATACTCGCGGTACGGTCTTCCACCGGCTTGAAGTCAAAAACAACATACGGGGGGCGGTCGGCTACTTGCATTTTTAGTTGCTCCTAAAAAGTGGTGGGGGAGGTTCCCGGCAGCGGGGGAGAATCCGCTGGGCGTTCCCGGTAAACCTCCCCCGAAGGGCTTAGGTGATTTGGCCCTGGACAAACGGGCGGTTAACGTGGCAGATGCCATAACCCGTATGGGTGAAGGTCAGGGTGACGGTTCCGGCAGCGGTCGCTGCAACCGGGGTGCCGATTGCCGAGCCGATGACAATTCCATCCCCGCCCGAGTTAATGGACGAAACCACCGATGATGCCGGGATGCCGGTGCCAGTAACCGCAATGCCAGGGTAAATCCCGTTGACCCGGGGAACCCTCACTGCCGACGAGCCGTTAACGGTCGTACCCGACCGGGTAAACGCGCCAGAAGCCGCGATCAGGGTCGTCGCATTGAGAATTTGCCCGCCAGTGTTAGCCGTTGGGGTAGCATTCAGAGCCGTACCGAGGAAAACCTGGCCAGCAGTTGCAGCCACGGAGAATGTCACCGGGGTGATTCCGGAGACAATCACCCAACCACCTTGCCGAGTCGTGTTACCTGCGGAAAACGTACTCAAGCAGACGTAGAGCGGAGCCCCGGTGTTATCCGTGGTTGCATTTGCCGCGATAGCGAAGTTCTTGTCGATTTGGACAAGATTCCCTGGAACGAATGTGCTGGATGAGGTGTTAACCACATACATCACTTCGCAAGCGCCCCAATTCGGCAGTTGAGCGTCGGAAGTGTCAATCCCGCCGTCGGTAGAAACCGCGGAAAAGATTGCCCCGGGCTGAACCGAGGCATAATGAGCCCCGGCAGACGGCGTGGTGGAAAAATCCTTTGAAGGGCTGAAGTCGATCAGTTGACCGGCCAGTTGACCCGTAGTAATTGCGAGACGCATTTGATTTCCTTCCTTTCGATTAGGCTTTGACGACGCCTTGCAGCGACCGATTCGAGACTGCGAAATTGCCCATCCAGAGGATAGGAACAACGGCGCCGTCTTGGTTGTAGGGCTTCGCTTCGTCCAGAACAGTCATGTTCGCGTCGCTGTGAACGCCGAGTTCGAGATAGTTCGTGTTGAGGAAGTACATATGCGAGGCCGGCATACCTGAAGCACCGTCGAAGAAGACCGGGATTCCGTGGAATTGCAGAGACATAAAGCCCGCATCTGCCATGTCCGAATCGACGTAACGCTTGATAGTCGTTTGGCCGGCTTCCAGGAATGTGTAGTAGTCATTCGAGGAAACGATCAGATCGGGCTTGTCCGCGTTCCGGGTCAGTTCGATCAGGAGGGGGAGCATAAGGGATTCCATGATGCCCGCCGTACCTGAGGGAACAATTGCCGCGCCACCTTGCAACGGGGCAGCCGCGGATTGGACCTTGTTTTGCCAGAAAGTCCAAGTGCTTGAATCAATCCCGCCAACCGTCCCCGTACCGGCATCGGCGACAGTTTTTTGCAGGCCGTCGATTTGGTTCGGCAGCGAACCGTCCGAGTACATGTCCGAAGAGAAGTTGTTAGCGAAGGTGTGAATCGCGTTCTGGATTCGGCTCTTCGCCAGATTTGCCAGTCGCTGCGGGCCAGCATTGACGCGGAGTTCGTAGCCGGACGAAACCACGTTGATCGCGATTTGACGCCAGGTATATTCCGCTGCGGTGAACACATCAGACTGCGACACGTTCAAAAGGTCGAGGCCCGAATAACGCTGATACGTGCCGTTTTGCGCATATTCCAGCGGCGTGACGATGGAGTAACCACCGGATTCGGTCCGCATCCGGCCACCGGATTTCATCTTCCGATAAAGCGCGTTATGCCGGCTCACGTTATCCGTGATCTGCTTCGGATGGTTGCGGAAAGTCGTCGCAACGATTTCCGTGAAGACACTATTGGGCGAAGGCATTTTAGTTCATTCCTTTAATGGGTGGGGTAATTCTTTTGAATCACCGAATTGATGGTTTCATCAATGGTAGGCGATTTCCGCCGGGAAGGGGTGCCTTCGGCTGAACCATTGAGGTTGGTTGGAGTGGGTTGGAGGGCCGGTTTATTGGCAGACTGTTGATCTGCAATAATCAGGGCTCTAACCTCGGGGTTGGCGTAGCAGGCCAATTCGTAAGCAGACGCGAGGTCTTGCGCCGCGCCTGTTTTGATAAAACGGAGAATATCATCCCCGACTTTATCGAAGTATTTATTCTTCGGGTCGGAGGCAAAGGCTTCGACGGTCTTCGCCTGTTCCGCGACTGATTGTTGATATTGCGCCTGCTGGAAAGATTGCAGGGCTTGTTTTACGGAGCCCAGTTCTTGCTGGACTTGATGGAATTCGGGGGGAAGAGAGGCTTGATTTGCGACGGCCTGAGCTTGCGCCGGGGTTAGGTCAATGCCGTAGCTTTTGAGGAGATTTTGAGCCAGCGTCTTTTTCTGTTCCGGCGTTGCTTGAACAATTGCAACGTGATTCCGCATCAGGTTCTGCATCAATTGGACGGGGTTAACGTCGGGGTATTGTTGCAGCAACGGGTTAAAGGGCTCGGTTAGTTCCTGCCAGCGTTTGTGGTTTGCGGAATACTGCTCGAAGCCTTTGAGATAATCAGTTTCCCGAGTTTGAATGTATTCTCGGGCTTCCCGATCCATTTTTGACCAGAGGGATTCCTTTTCCTTCTTCCAAGATTTAGGAAGGGGAATATCCGGCAAAGCTTCAACGGGTAGGGAAAGGGCCGCAGGCGTTGAATCAGGAGCAACTGAGTCTTCCCCGGCGTTGTCCGCAGGAGCTACGGACGCCCCTTCCCCGAAAAGGTCATTTCCGATAGATTCTGCAAGGGCGCCAATGTCGTGGTCAGGCATTTTGTTGCTCCAATTTTCCTGAAGTGTTTAAGTCTCTAACGATGGTATCCACTGCCGCAGCAATGGGTTTGAAGGAATCGTTGATTTGATCTTCCTTGCGCCGGGCAATATCTTTTTCGATCCCGGGTTCCCAGGCGATCGCTTTTGACCGCTGGAGGTCTTTCCGGCGTTCTTCGCGGGAAGAGATTAGACGGCCATCAGTGGGGGAGTGGTAGGGATTTAATTCCGGCATAACCATTGGGCTATCGAGGACCCGAGAGAACAGATCCCCGCAACCACAAACGGGGACGTTATGCCGGTCAGCAATTGACCGATACATAACGTCCTTTGTTTGGCAAGATTCGCAGAAAAGGCTGTAAACCGGCATATTGGGAGAATAGATTAAGATTCGCCCCGCATCAATCGCGCAAGGGTGGCAAGGGCTTCTTGGACCTCGGAAAGAGTTTTTGCAACGCCGGGGAGGTTTATGGTGTCTTCAGATTGGAGGAAGGAGAGGATTTCTTGGAGTTCGAGTTCTTCGGTCCGGTCGATTAGTTCGGGGAGGGGGATTAGTTCCGGGGGAGCCTCGGGAAGTTGGTAAACATCAATCCGGGGAATGATTACGGGGATGATTACTTGCGTTTTACTCGGAGCAAGGACGGACGGAAGTTCCGTCGCCGGGAGAGGTGCAGTTCTATCCGCGATAACTTCATCCACAAGCTCAGAAACAACTTCGCGGAGGTGCTTTGGAGGCTTCTTTCCATGCCCCCAACCGAGCCCGCCACCGGGATTTACAGGCGGAACAACTACAGGTGGCGTTAAGGCATCATGGGGGCGGAAAGGATAAAGGGTTGCGGCATGATCAGTTACAACAGGATTAGGTTCAATCCATTGGTCAGCGATTGCCGCAGGCCACATCCAAAGAGGTGTAAACGGCGGCGCGGTAATAGTAATCGCGCGATAAGCGAAAAGAGCCTGCGGATCAGTTTTTGCCGAACTGGCCTCAATCGTTTGATCAGCTTTAGCGGTGGGCCAATAATGCCAAGGTTGCCCAGCGGCAGTTTGCGCCCGGCCAAAGAATAGCCGGTTAGTATGATTCGCCCTGACAGCATCGGCTTCTACCGTTTGGTCAGCTTTTGCAGTCGGCCACAGATACCAAGGCTGCCCTGGCGTTGCTTCAACTGCAATATTCCGATAGCGGAACAGCGTTTGTTGATTTACCCTAGCCGGGTCCGCTTCAACGGTTTGGTCAGCCGTGACTGGGAGATTAATATACCATTGCGCCGGGGGAATCGCATCGTGGGGCCGAAATGGATACAGCGCCGCCGCATGATCGGTGCGGGGGGAATCTTCCGGGGGGTCAAATTGAAGAGGCGTTTGCCTCCACAAAAACCACGGTTGCCCGCCATTCGCAGCCGGGGCAGTCCCTTCCTGCCCCCAAGCTGCACCGAGATTGATAACAAGATAATCCTCAGCTTCAATCCGAGGAATCGGAGGAACCCACAGATACCAAGGCTGGCCGGGGCTTGCTACGGCTTTGTTGAAAAGAAGCCGCTGATTAGGGTCAGGTCTAACCGCATCTTGTTCGGATTCGAAGCGATTTTACGCCTGGGGCCATAGTAGGAAAGGTTGCCCGACAGTCTGATAGCCTGTTCGATAAAGATGAAGAGCCGCGTGATTGCAGGTTTGCTGCGTTTCTTCTGTTTCTGGCAGCGTACTCGTTTGCGACCAAAGATACCAGGGCTGTCCAGGCGTGGTGGTATCAGTCCCCTCAAGGCTGAATGCTTGGCCCTGATTGATAATAATATATTCTTCTGCATCCGTGTGCCGCATCTGCGGCTTCCACAGATACCAGGGCTGTCCAGCGCTAGTTGGAAGGCCGCGGTTGAAAAATAAGCCTTGTGTGTAATCAAAACGAATTGCATCCTGTTCAGCTTCGATAAGAACAAGCTGAGTAGAAGGAAGTGCAATATGCCCACCAGAGGCTACTGATGACCGATACTGGTGTAATGAAGCTTGCGAAGAAATTATGCGTTCGTCAGCTTCAAAAGCATCAAGAGAAGTTGCTGGCTTCCATAAATAGAGCCGCTGCGGGGCCGCTTGACTACTGACCGACCTGTAAGCGTGGAGAGAAGGTTGCTGCGCTGTTTGTGCCTCTTCTGGAGCAGTTAGACTTAGCGCAATAATGGCGGCCGTGCTCCAAGCATGTAATCTAGGCCGTTGCGCTAGTGGCCGGAGAGCTAAGGTATAGGAACACCATGAATCAGTCGCGCCGGTAGTGCCGCCTGTGTAGGTGGCAGGGTCTTCCGCACCGCTAGACCAATCACTGCGATAACCCGACCCCACCATTGCGTCGGTGGTGTCTGTTCCAGTAGCAGTAACGAAATTAGTGGTGTAATTCGCAGGCGCTGTGTAATTCGCGCCAGTGCCAGCCGCACCACCGCCGCAAACTACAGGCCACGCGCCAGTAGTGACAGGAGTTATCGAAGCAGGATCGGGGCGCCCTGTGGCAGTGCCGCCAGCAGAAACTGGCGTGGCATCCATTGGAAAAACATCAACGCCGCGGAATACTTGAATTGTGTATGCTTCGCCCCAGGCATTGCTTGTAGTACCTGGAATCGTAACCGCGGTATCAGGGGTCGCCCCCATCGTTTTCCACGAAACATTCAAACTGG